CGCGCACTCGCAGGCGCTCAACGTAAGTGGCCGCCTTCCTGTCGTCCCACACTAGCTTTGCGTCGCACAGCCCCGGCCGGACCTTGGTCAAGCTTTCCTGTCCGGGTTTGCCGCCGAAGCCGGCGAACCATTCGTCGCCGATGCGTATTGCGTAGGCCGTAGTCTTGTAGTGGTTGGTTTCCATCGTCTTCTCCAAAATGCCGCCCAACAAATCATTCAACCCGGACTGGCCGAAAAGCCGGCCAGCCGGTTAATTCAAACGTTATGCGGCTTGTCGGCCGACTCAATCTCTCTCGCAAGTTTCCGCAGGTCTTGTGCCTGAAACGAAAGGTCTTGGGCCAGTCGGAATGCGTCGGTTAATGCGTACTCTGCAATGTGTTTTAAGTTGCGTATCGCGTGTCTTTCCGGCTGCTCCATGTCCAAACCCTCATCCATCGCTCTCACCATTGCCAGAGCATTCACCGCCTGGTCTGCCAAACTCATGTTTTCTGCCATCTCAATCTCCAAAAAATCCGCATAACACAGCGGTCGATGTCGCGCTTCGCGCTGGACGTCCCGCAAGCGGGCCGCCCATCACCTAAGCGTTAGGCACCAATGCCGCCTGCCTCTCGCGCTCAACATTCAAGGCAGTCTGCGCAATTCCGAGCGGGTAGTAGGCCCACGCCACAATGCTGTCGCTGTACCAGTCAAGCACTTCCCCGTCCTCGTCTTTCAGGTCGAACTGGAAGTCGAGAAAATCGGTTTGGTCGCCGGACATGTATTCGTCAAATGCCGGTTCGTCGTCGTACTCGTCGCCAGGCCCTTGCTGCTTAACGTAGGCCGTCATCACTACCGTGTACGGTTCAAACGTCCTACCGCAATCCTCTGAGCGTGAGCCTGCCACCATCAGCAGCAGCTTCATGTCGAACGGCGGCGGGTTCACGCCAGGGTTAAACCAGCCGGTTTCGGTTGTGCCAATCAGTTGTGAAGCCATGTCGTTCTCCTATCGTTTGTTGCCTAACCCGTCATTCCAGCCGACGCCTATCCGGCATGCCGCTCGAAGTGTTCTTCTTCTCGGCGGGTCATGTCGAACCTCCGAATTCCTTGGCTTGGGCAAGTTGTTCGTCCGTCATCCGGTCATGTTGTCCGATGCCGAGTAGCTTGCGGATAGGCTGTCCGATGTGACTGCTGCCGCCTTGATGGTGCCATAGCGTCCAGAGCAATGCGGATTCCATCTGCTGCCGCTTCGGGTGATGCTCGATGCAGTCGGCGTCCGGATCAATGCACTCGTTCGACGGATCGCAGACGACGGCCATGCCCATGATGACGCGGCCAATGCTGCCGCGGTTCAGTAGGCGGCGCAGGTTGTCGATCAGCCGGCCGTATTGTTCGCGGTTGGTGAAATCCAGCCATTCTGAAATTTCGCTATCCGGGTCGCTGAACTGGTACGGGAAGAATCCGCGCTCGATGTCGTCGAGTACGCTGATCAGATCGAGTGCCATGTCGAGGTCTTCCGGGGATGCCTTGGCCATCTTCATGATGCGATTTCCTCAATGGTGAAATATTGGGCGATCGAGCGCGGCGAAGCGCACTCGTAGTAGTCGCTGCCGGCATCCGGATAGACCCGGTAATAGGGCGGCCGTCCATCGCCGTCCTTGACGTGCTGGCAGCGGTAGGACTCGCCGCGCTGGTAGCCTTCCAGGCCAAAGTCGCCGCGCGGCTCGTTGTGGCAGACAGCGACAAAATCCGTGATCAGGGGCGCGCTCACAGCAGCGCCTTGGCCAGCAGGACGCACCAGCCGACCGTGACTGCGATGCAGGCGATGCCAATGACCGTCAGCGATGGGCTTTGGCTGCACTCTTGAATGATTCCGCTCATGAATGGCCACCTTTCTGTTGATACAGAACAAACGCTGAGGCCCACTCAAAATAGGAAATCTCGGTGACGATGTAGGTATGCGGGGTGATGTAGTCGACGGCGCTTCCCCCGCTGCAGGCCGACTCGAATTGTTTGCTTGACATTTTTACCTCCGGTGTAAAATGCGTGCTTAGGACTAGGCAAGCACAGTATAGCAAACGGGTAAATTATGGCAAGCGAATCTTGTGCAGCAATCGGAGAGCGGCAGGAGGTGTTGGCGATGTTCCGCTCGGGGAAGTCGAAGGCCGACATCGGCCGCGAACTCGGCAAGGACAAAAAGGCCGTTGGGAAGATCATCGCCAAGGCGATGCGCGAGAAGGAGGATCGCCATGTTTCCGCTCGGTAAAGTGCCGACCTGGCAGCGCCTGATTGACGGTATCAAGGCGCGCTGCGAAGACCCTGACATGGATGTTGTTGTCGCGTGCCATGACAAGGATGAGCGCCTGGTTGTCAATGCGCGCGGCGAATCGGTATCAATTCCCTACGCGGAGTTCATGGGCTGCATTTTCTGGTCAATCGCAATCGCAAAGATCGGACAGAAGGTCGCCGACGCGCTGAAGGCAAAGGAGGTGGCAAATGTCTGATGCGATCACCAAGGCGAAAGCCGCCCTGTGGTTCGTCTGGGATTTCCTGATTCCGCGCTTCATCACTGAGGATGTCGCGCTGCGCTATGTCGGCGACGACTTCACCGCTACTTGGTCAGAGTGGGACGACTACGAGATTGCCTGCAGCCTGATGGACGTTGAGCCCGGCGAATGCTTCGACGGAACCGCTGAGGTTGATTGCTTTACGTGGCTCGGGATCGGCTTCGCGTACCGGATTGGTGGCTTCCGGCCGTTCGTGAATCCGCATGGGGCGATAGCTTGAATCACATTGGAGGTGTGGCGATGAGCAAAGTCGAAATGATCCGCGTCAGTTCAACCCTGGACCGGCCAGATTTCAGAGTGTCCGCAGAGGATGTATTCGATGCGCTCCGTGCGCTGCACAACGACGATGACGACGGGAAGCCGAGATCATTCACGACCCGCGATATTGCCGACGCACTGGCCGATCGGTTTCGCGGGATCGACATTGACCGGGTAGAGCGCTCGGTAAGGGCCGGGGTTTCCTGGCTGTGTGAGCGTGAGGTGGCCTATGTGGCTGGCCATACCGTCAAGATCACGGGTGCCGGGTGTGTCAGCAAGCCATTCCTCTACGCGCTGTACCCGGGCAGGATGTGGAGCAAGAAGGAGCGCGAGGTGATCCGCGGCGCCTGTGACTATGCCCTCCTGAGCCGGATATTTCTTACGCGATAAGCCTTCCTCCGAAATGCTGGCTTGTTTTGCACAATCCCTGCATCTATCAAAGGTGCGGGGATTTTTTTGTGGCGCGTCGTAATGACATCGACTGGGAAGCAGTAGAGCGCGATTATCGTGCAGGCCAGATGACGGTCGCTGCCGTTGCGAAAAAGCATGGCGTAAGCGAATCGCAGGTCCGCGCAAAAGCAAAGAGTGAGGGATGGACGCGCGACCTCTCAGCGGCAATAGATCAGCGCACCAAGGCGAAGATCGCAGCTATTGATGTCGCGTCAATCGTTGAACAATCGGCGAGGGAATCGGCGGGCAAATCGGCGGCGCTGATTAAAGACGCGATTGAGCAGGCATCTGATGTCGCAGCCGGGATTGTTATCAAGCACCGCGCTGGGCTTCGCCTAGATATGGAGCGAGCCAATGCTGTATCAAGCATGCTGGAAAATGCGATGTCACAGGCCGAGGGGATTAAAGACATCGTTTCGGTAACGCAGGCGTTAAAGAACCTTGCGGAAATTGGCTGCAAGTTGCGCGACCAAGAGCGCGTGATTTATGGATTGGACAAAGGCGCGACCGATGGCGATGACGCCCTTGCAAAGTCGCGCATCGCCATCGAGTTCGTCAGCGCAGCACCGAAGGCGGACAGCGAATAATGGGCGCGATGGACGCTCCGTTCGTAAGACTTCAGTTGCCGGAAAAGCTCGCTGGTCTTTTCCGGCCAAAGCGCTACAAGGTCATGCACGGCGGGCGCGGCGGCGGCAAGTCGTGGGCGGTTGTGTCCGCGCTGCTGGCCCTTGGTGCGGATCGGCCGTTGCGCATTCTGTGTGCGCGAGAAGTGCAGAAATCCATGCGCGACTCGGTGCACAGGTTGCTCAAGGACACGATTGTTCGGCTCGGCTTGGAGGCGTTTTACGAGGTTCTTGACACCGAGATTCGCGGCGCAAACGGGACATTGTTTCTGTTTGCCGGCCTGCAGAGCCATACCGTCGATTCGATCAAGTCGTTCGAAGGCGTTGATATTGTCTGGATTGAGGAAGCGCACTGCGTCAGCAAGCGGTCGTGGGATGTCCTGATCCCGACCATCCGCAAAGACGGCTCGGAAATCTGGATGACGCTGAATCCGGACATGGATACCGACGAGACGTATCAGCGGTTTATCGCCACGCCGAGCGACGATACATGGGTCTGCGAAATCAACTGGCGCGACAATCCATGGTTTCCCGAGACGCTGAATCAAGAGCGCCTGAAGGCGAAGCGCAGCCAGTCGGCGGTTGATTACGAGCATGTCTGGGAAGGCAAGCCGCGAACGGTCGCCGAGGGCGCCATCTACCAGCACGAAATACAGGCGCTCTACGCCGAATCTCGGGTGATCGATGTTCCTTATGACCCTACGTTGCCGGTGCATACGATCTGGGACTTGGGCTGGAACGACGCCATGACCATCGGCTTTGTTCAACGCGGCCCGATGGATGTTCGCATTCTGGATTACATCGAGGATAGCCATCGGACGCTGGATTGGTACGTGACTCAGATTGAGAAGCGGCCGTATCGCTGGGGTCACGATTACCTGCCGCACGACGGCAGGACGCGCAACTTCCAGACCGGCAAGAGTACGGAAGAGCAACTGCAGGCAATGGGCCGTAAGCCGATTGTTCTAGCTCAGACCAGCGTGGAAGAGGGCATCAAGGCTGTTCGCATGATGTTCCCGCGCTGCTACTTCGACAAAACCAAGACGGTTCGCCTGCTGGAATGTCTGAAGCGCTATCGCCGGGCGCTGCACGTTCAGACAAATGAGCCAATGGCTCCGCTGCATGACGAGTTTTCTCATGGCGCCGACATGTTTCGCTATATCGGCCAGTCAGTCCCGGTAATGCCGAATGTGATGCAAGTGCAGTACGAAGAGCCGCCACCCGCCGATTGGCGAACGTAACGAGGCAATGACATGAACTACACGAAACCGCCCAAATCCGCCGACCTTGGCGACTCGATGACTACCGAGGAATTCGCGGCCATCATTGACGAGATTATCGATCAGCCGCCTTGGCGCCTACAGGCCGACACCGAGGCGGATTACGTCGATGGCAATCAACTGGATTCCAGGCTGCTGCAGAAGCTGAAAGAGCTTGGCATTCCGCCGGCCAAGGAAAACGTGATCGGCCCGGCAATTGCGGCTGTTTGCGGCTACGAGGCCAAGACGCGCACCGATTGGCGCGTGACGCCTGATGGCGATCCGCAGGGCCAGGATGTGGCCGATGCGCTGAACTACCGGCTGAATCAGGCCGAGCGACATTCCAAGGCCGACGAGGCGATGAGTGCCGCCTTCCGGCCGCAGTGCAGCATCGGTCTCGGCTGGGTTGAGGTGGCCAGGTCGAATGACCCGTTCGGCTACAACAAGCGCTGCCGCTATGTGCATCGCAACGAGATTTATTGGGACATGCGCGCCAAGGAGGCCAATCTGAGCGATGCCGGTTGGCTGCTGCGCGAGAAGTTCGTCAAGAAGTCGCGTGCCAAGGCGGCTTTCCCGAAATTCAAGGAGTTGATCGATGGCGCCGACGCGGCCAGCGGCATGGGTGGCTACGGCGGTTATGTCGTCGAAGGCGGCCTGAGTACCGGTTTTCAGCCAGGCGCCAACATCAACCGCGCCTGGACGACGAAGGAGCAGGCTTGGTATCGCCGCGAAACCGACGAGGTATGCATCGTCGAGCTGTGGTATCGCCGCTGGGTCAATATCTACGTCCTCAAGATGCGCGGCGGTCGCGTGGTGGAGTTCGACGCCGAGAATGCCGCCCATCAAGCGGCGGTGATGTCGGGGCAGGGCGTCCTTGAGAAAACCACGGCGGCCCGCGTTCGTCGTAGCTACTGGCTTGGCCCGCATCGCCTGGATGATGCGCCGAGCCCGCATCCGCATCCGCACTTTCAGTACGTGCCGTTCTGGGGATACCGTGAGGACATGACGGGCATCCCGTTCGCTCTGGTGCGTGACATGGTTTTCCCGCAAGACAACCTCAACAGTACGATTGCCAAGCTGCGCTGGGGCATGGCGGCGACTCGCACCGAGCGGACCAAGGGCGCGGTAGCGATGTCCGACGATCAGTTCCGCCGGCAGGTTGCTCGGCCGGATGCTGACATTGTTCTGGACGCCGAGCATTT